TTTGTCCGCACCTTTTCAATTAGGCCGTTTGAAGCCACTCGGGTGGCATCGCTGGCACGGGCAAAGGTCAAGTCCCCCGAACCATCAGTCGGTTTTACAGAGTAGACCTTCTGGTCTTTGTAACCGCTTGGAATCATCACAAGCGAAGCATCATCAAAATAGCTCATTAGTTGTAGTTTAATGCGTCAATAGCGTTCTCAAGGCAAACGAAACCCTCTACGATTCCAGAATCAGCCAACACACGAATCTCGTAAGCCTCTGCGTAGGTGAAAGCGTTGTCAAAGCAAGCAGGAACCCCATCACCACCAAGAGTGCGAGTGTTGTAGTCCTCATCTCCCCAGTAGGATGAGCAATATACTGCCCCCCAATTTATCGCATTAGCCATTCTTCTCTTTCTCCTTTAAATAACTCTTTAACTTAAGCACATTGCCCTTCTTTGGTTCGTAGGTCTTTTTACTAAAGGACCCAGCTTGCGAAGTTTGCGTCCGTATCGGGGAAGACATCAGCATTGTTGTTTTGATAGTATTCAGGGAACGTGGCTTGGTTGTAGCTCATATAGGTGATGAACCTGTCAGTGTAATACTGCGCCAAGTCCCTCGCCTTGCCCACCAAGTAGTCAACCTCTACCTTCTCTGCCGTAGTAGAGTTTTCCGAATTGTGCTTGAACACACCCCCGTTGCCGATAGTGTAAGCAGCAAACGGCAAGTATTCCACCATAGCGTAGTGAATCAGCATCGGCTGAAGGTAGTCCGTAACCAACGCCAAGTAGGGATTGGCTAACGTACCCGCAATGATATCAGCACTAATCTTGTTGTAGAGCTTCGTGCCTGTGTAGTTCTGGAGATGAATCTCCTGCGCAATTTTAATGAACTGAATGAACTTGTCGGTGTCTACGTTGCCACCCAATGCGGTCTGCCGCACCAAATCCTCTCGCTTAATCCAAAGTGCCGTTGCCATTATTTGCGTGGTTTTAAGAATCCTTCGTTGGGCATATCAACAGGCCGCTTTGCCACATCCTTCGGATTTGTTTCTAAATCTACTCCTGCTCGCTTGGCTTGGTTGACCGACACTTCAGCATTCGGGTTACCCACATCAGGCGTTACGCCTTCGGCCTTTGCCAAGTAGGTCTTACGCATCCAGAAGTGGTGACAACGTGCGCCCCCCTTGTACAACCATATTGAATAGGTTGCTGCTCCTTCAGGGCCGAAGCCAGCGTTCACCGCTTGGCCTCCCATACGCTCAATGTCCTCCTTGCGGTAGACCTTGTTGGCAGACACCATCTTCTTGCAGAACTCACGGCTATTGTCCTTCGTAGCATTCGGAGCGTAAGCATAGCGCACCTTGTATCTGCGGCCTTCTTCCGTTACGCCATCTTGCGAGCTTTTAGCGTTGGGGAATGCGCTACCTGTTGATGCAAACGCATACTTGCTCAATGCCTGCTCCGCTTCGTAGTCAACAGGTCGCTCGTCAACAAGCTCCCACTCGTCTTCGTTGATGACCTCACCGACTTCTTCCAAAGCAGCAAACAACTCGTCAAACTGCTCATCGCTCGGCTCTTGGCTTGACAACTTCACTCCCGTTTCTTCCTCACGGGTTTCTGCATCCATCGGGGTCACGATGTCTTCGGTGAACTCAAGCGGCTGAAGCGTTTTGAAGTACAGGTTCAAGCGCACATCGTTGTAGTGGAGGATGGTTTCAAACGCATCCAAGAGCAACTCCTGCTTCGGACGGATGACGATGTTGTCCATCAACGTAGAGGCCGTTTTAAGCTCGTCTGCGTTGTTTCCGAGTCCTGTGTTATCCTTGATGCCCAAAAGCATCGGAGAAACAATCCTATGGCTTACCATTAGCTTCTGCGTAGCCTCTTGCGACAAGAACTGGTACTGCTCGCTGGCATCGCTTAACTGAACGGGGTCAACCGTAGCAGCCAAGTCCTTGTTGTCGTTAAACGCAAGGATGAATTTGCCCGCATTGGAACTGCCGCTGAATTTGTTGGCAATCTGCTGCTCAATCTGCCTGCGCTCCTCCTCACTCGGTACTCCGTTGTTGAAGTTAATGAGCATTGAAGGCGATAGGCCGTTCTGAATGTTGTTGATGTGGTAGTTGGCTACCTCCTCCTCAAGCTCTGCATACGGCAAGCCCCCCTGATAGTCCACAGGTGAGTAGTAGTAGAATCCTGCTCGGTAGGGCTTGATGTAAAGAATCTCAAGACCTTCCTTGCTCGTGCCAAACGCAGGGATGCGGATAGGTGTTTCTTTGCGGCTCCTGACATCGCTCCAGCTCTTGGCGTAGTAGTAGCCCTCAACCTCGCCCTCCTCGTTGCAGCGTTCTGCACGGAGCGTTTCAATGGGGATGTGCTCTACACGGACGATGGTGTTGTGGTCTTGGCTATATACCACCTGAATGGCGCATTGCCCCATCATCACATAGTCAGCAACCAACTTCTTCACGCAGTCTTTGGTGAACAAGCCCTTCATCAAAGCGTACTCACTCGGCTTGCGAGCTGAATCCGTAGCATCAAGCCCCTTGCCGTAGGTAAGGTCAATCAGCGAGTTGAGGATAGCGTTGTTGGTTGGTGAGCCGTTGTAGCGGTCAATGATGTACTGGAAGTAGTTGTTGTCCTCCCCGTACTCTACCCAATCCTTGCCCTGCACCTCCTTGATTACAGGCGTGGTGTAGGAGCTTAAATTGACAACGTGGATTTTAGATGATGATGAAGTCATTGTCGTATGATGTTTCTTCGGTGTACACCCCAGCGTTCACGGTGAACTTGTCGTACTCGGTTTGTGAAGTTACGAATATCCTGTCACGATAGATGAGGTTGCCATCGTATACCACCTTCATTCCGTAGAATCGGTTGTTGACCAATGTGAATGTAGCGGTGAGATACATAAAGCCATTGGCCTCCTCAATCGTGGGGTTGATTTCAGCCGTTGTGTTGGTACTTTCGTCTATCAGGTATAGCGTAACACCATCAAGGTCGTTTAGAGCGTTCTCCGTGCAGGTAATGCCCTCAAGCGTGCCGTTATCAAGCAACACACGCTCAAAGTATAAGTCCAAGTCCTCCTGCGAGTAAACAAACTCACGAGGGATGATTGTAATGGTTTGAGGCGAAGCCGATACTTGTAGAATATGCATCTCAAGTAAATAACCTCGCTCAAAGTTTTTGTAATGAAAAAGGGGGCTTTCGCCCCCCTTCCCAAATTGAATAGCTAATCAATTAAGATTTGCTTTCACTAATATACTAAATTTAATCGTAAGCCAAGCGAGCCGTTGATGAAGCACTCTCAACACGCTTTGCTGCATTTCCTGCCGTTTGAACGTGAAATTTAGCCATTGGCAAGAAACTTTCGTAATCCCTTACATCAAATCCAAACTCTTTGCCTTTCTTGATGAGTTTTTCAAGCGTGTCCAAACGAATCTCGGCAGAGCGTTGTTGAGTACGAAGGCTTGATGATGCTTTTTCAAGCAATTTAATGGCATCTCCAACCTCGCTTAATTTTAAAGAGTGATTTTTAATGTCATTTATTATTGTATCAAGTTCACCAAGCTCAACCTTGATTACTTTTTCTTGACGAACCTCCTCACCAATCTTGGCGATTTTAGCGAATACTTGTTTCATAAAAATAAAGGTAGGGGGCCTGCGCCCCCCAGCCAAATTTAAGAGTTCGTTCCTACTACGATGGTTTCAGTAGCCGAAGCACATCCTGCGAAAGGATTATTCAGCGTAGCACCGCTGATGAAGTTGGCAGGCAGTTGCTCCTGTCCTTCCATCGTCAAAGTGTAACCAGAAAGGTCACCCATAGCAGCACCCGTTACGATAGTACCACCAGTCACCTCTGCTCCGTAGTTTTTACCCATCAAGAAGGCGTTGCCGTTGTAGTCCTCTACAACAACGTAGGGGCGACCATAGGCCAAGAGCTTCAGCTCCTTGTTGTCTTCTTTGGTGAGTTTGGTCAAGGTCAGGTTCAACGTCTGCGTGAAGAAGGTAGTACCATTCTCACGGCTTGAGTTGAATGCCTGCTCAAAAGATGAG